CCTTACCAACAATATTGTTTAAAAAACTCATTTATATTCTCCTCATTTGTCGTTTGGCATCTGCCCATACACTCTTTCTCGAAGCACCTTTGAACGCTTCCATTGGTAATAATATAGTGTGTGACCACTCTTCAGGTGGTACTTCAACAATTCTAGACATCACGTGACCGTCTAAGTAATGTTTAAAACTAACTTGTACTTCAGGGAATCTCGATGCACTATTTATTAGATCCCAAGATAATTTCAGTATAGTCTTTTCACTCAATCTTCCAGAATCTTTTCTAAATTTTAATAACTTTCCAAGTAGTCTTTGTCTAATCTGTGGACGTAAATAATGAAAGTTTATTCCATAGAAACCACCAGGAGCAGGACCTACCAGAATAATCAATGGGAACTTATCCCAATATGGTAATGCGTCAGTACCATCACCCTTTGCACTATATCTATATGCATACATTCTACCTACTTTAGGTACTGCCTTTTTCTTATATCTGTCATCTTTTAAAACATTTCTAAACCAATTCTTTGCTTGTTCTTTTGAACCAGAAGATCGTGACTTTGCCTTTGAAGTCAATTGACTTCCCATATCTTTACTGGCCATTCTCCAGGTCTTATCAGTTTTGGGATTCACCAAGCCCCATTGTGCTCCTAACCAACGATATCTATTACCGTCAGATCCTATTTGTATTGTACCTGCTTTTATATTACTTGCCATTACGCATCAACTCTTTTTCCGTTAGTAATTTAAATTCCCATCCTTTTCTTTCACATACCACTCCTGCTGCCTTCCATTTAGCAGAATTCACACCCCACGTCTCCACTTCCCTTAAGTATCGTGGAGTAACTCTTGCCTTCTTAAGTGGTGGTTTAGTCTCCTTTAAAGGCTTAACCTCAATTAAAAATTCTTTTAATTCACCATTCGCTTGTTTTATCTTACACCAAAAATCAGGAAAGTATCTATGTTTCCTACCATCTACTGGACTATAGTATGGAATAATTATTTCTTCACTACTCCATTCAACTATTCTTTTATGAAAGTCACAGTATTTCATAAACTTATATTCCCAACTAGACCTATACACAATCTTAGTTGGGTCACCTTTATATTTAGATGAGTTTTTTATACGATATTTTCCCTTGTATGCCATATAAATATTTATATCACAACTAATAGATTGACACTAAAATGCATAATCCTACATACACATTTACTAATGTTATACCAAAACAACCCAAGGTAATGGAATATCCCATAATTGGTGATGATTTTGAAGCTGATCAGGTAGAACATTATGCCTCATTCTTAGCGTATCAAGTTAGGGAGGTAAGTCAGGCAAGGTTCTTAAGAACATCAACAAAGTTCGATGCAAACTCATCAGGAAATTCAGACTCAGATAATTTGGCAGTATCAAATTCAATCACTGGAATGCCTGAAGGGGCAAGCTGGCAAGATGCTAAAGCAAATACTGGACTAGTAGGAACTGAAACTGCTGCCGAGTTGGGTGCAGGAACAATGATAACTGATATAACTAATACACCTGGATCTTATGGTGGGAGAAGTAATACTAATACAACGAGTAGTTCAATTGCAACCCCAGTATCAGTAATCAATCTGTATCAACCACAGAATTTGGCTGTGGTATATGGACAAAATTGGAACGAAGAAGAAGGAGTTGCTACAGAGTTTAGTAGTCCACTTGTAGGGAAAGATACCACAGGGACACTACTAGGTAATATTAAAGGAACTTTTCAACAAGGGCTGGATACATTTACAAAAGCACTTGGGGATGCTGCGTTAACAAAATCTGGTGAATCAATGTTAGGTATGGTGACAAATCCTAGAGTTGGATTATTATATAAGAAAACTGCATTAAGAACATTTCAGTTTTCATTCAACTTCATGCCAAAAAGTGAAAAGGAAGTAAAAATGGTGTTGGATATAATAGAAGAATTTAAATGGCACGCTGCCCCAGACATTGATAAATCTTATGACAGTATTACTAATTATCCTGAATTATGGAAAATAGAATTTCATAAAGGTTCAGAAACACCTAGTATAAATAAAAATTTATTCAAAACAACTTGGTCTGCCTTAACCAATATAGCATTAAACTATAGTCCACAAGGCGTATGGGCAACATTTAAAGATGGTATGCCAGTTAATATTCAGATGGATCTTACGTTCATGGAAATTGAAACAATCGACAAGAAATTTATTAAAGCGGGGTTCTAATGTCAAGAAAATATTTTGAAAACTTAAACCTAGTTCTCTACGACAATAAGATAGCTAAGAATATATTAAGTAAAGTTATCCCTGTCGAGGGTACTTTAAATAATTCGTCTGTGTTTTATCAGTATACAATAGAGGGGTGGGATACACCAGAGAATCTTGCTGCAAAACTTTATGGTAATCCTGATAAGCATTGGGTTATACTTATTATTAATGAAATCATAGATCCTTTTTATGACTGGGTAATGACAGAAGAAGAGATATTCAGGTATGCTAAAGAGATGTATGGAGCAGATATAAATGCAATCCATCATTATGAAAATGAAGATGGTGACACGGTTGGTTGTTCCTCCCCAGAAATAACTACTAAAATGAATTGTATGTCAGGAGGATATGAATGGTTTGATGATTCCATTGAGACGGTTTCTTTAGCGTTTATTACACCAATGACTAACCTTAACTTTGAACAACAAAGAAACGATAATAAACGAGAAATAAAAATTCTTCGACCAGAGTTTGTTGATAGATTCTGTGACCAATTTTACGACCTAATGCAATAAAAAAAATGAAACATAGAAGCCAAGCAACAGACTACATTCTGGATAAACTTGAATTGATAAATGCTAGCGGACTTGGCATCGATATCAGTAATGTAATGGTACACATGACTATAGTTGAGAACATGGACGCGGGTGGTATTATTGGAGAAATGAAAATCATAGACCTCCACCAAAATATTAAAGAGGCATTACCATTAGTAGGTTCTGAGAAAATAAACATAAAATTCAGAACGGATGAGTCTGCCCATCAATGGTCTAAGACAATGTGGGTGACTGGTATTGGTGATCAGGAAGAATCAGATACTGATAAGAAAATTTTTACTTTATTCTTTATATCTGAAGTAATGTGGAATAATAACCAAACCATAAGCAAATATTATAAAGGTAGAAATAGTGATATAGTAGAAGATATTTTGCTGAATGTATTGATACCTGCCCCTTCGAAGTATACTTCTGGGTATCACATACATACCCAACAAACTAAGTATCAAAGAGAATTTATTGCTCCTAATTGGAAACCACTAGATATTATTAATTATCTAGCTGAAGAAAGTATATCAATGAATGGACTTAATGATTTCGTGTTCTTTGAAAACAGTCATGGTGTAAACTTTGTCTCATTATCTCATATTATATCAACTGGCAGTGAACCCCACCCGGATCATAATGGAAAGGTTACTAAATTCGATTATTTTAAAGGCTTTACACAATACAATATAGGTAATTCAGACCCATTGAATAACAATCCACTCAAAATATATAAACAAAATGTACGAAGAGCTTTTGACATGGAACTGACTCATAGTCAAGGTGGTATTGCAAATAGTTTAATGACTCACGATATATTGAATAAAGGATTTAATACTACAGAAATACATTATCAAAATGAGTTCAAGAGATATCTTGATGCCAGTGCTGTAACTGGAAAAACACCTATATTCCAACCTGCAGGTATTTCTCCATTTACAAATCATAGTCATACTACTACTGGAAAAATTAATATCGTTCCTGAAAATTATAATAACTCCAAGGTTACTGAACAATTAATGCAACGTCAGATGAGAATGAATTCTTGGAATCAACATATATTAAATCTTGAGTTTGGTAGTAATAGTAATCTCACTATAGGTAGCTATTTGTGGGTGAATGTTAAGAGTTGGAAGCCAGGCCTTTATACAGAAATAAATAAAGACCAACAAATGGATGGAATATGGTTAATACATACTGTAAAGCATGTCTTCCTAAAGAAGTCAAGCCATATAACAACAGTCCAGTTGAAAAAAGACGCATTTAATTATAAGTAACGGAGAGGGAAATTGAATTTTAAAACGGGAAAGTTCTATTGGTGGGTTGGTGTTGTAGAAGACCGTAATGATCCAATGATGCTCGGTAGAGTACGAGTAAGAATATTTGGAATACACACAAAGCAAAAAGTTGGTGGTATCGAGACGCATCAGTTGCCTTGGGCGTATCCAATGCAACCAATTACATCTGCTGCTATGAATGGTATTGGAGATTCTCCAGTCGGTGTAGTAGAAGGGACACACGTTGTAGGATTCTTTCGAGATGGTGCAAATCAACAAGACCCAATCATAATGGGTTCTATTGGTGGTATACCACAGAAAGAAGCGGAGGTGGATGGATTCAATGATCCTAATAGGAAGTATCCTAAAAAAGACCATATCAATGAACCTGATACGAATAGACTTGCTAGAGGATATGACAAAAATGTATCTAGTAAAAGTGCAATGTGGGAAGGCAAGGACGGAAAGACTGCAGAAACAAAAATGAAAGATACATACATTCCTCAGAAGTTAGCTGACCGAGACGTGGATGTTAATAGAGCATATGGCGCACTTCCTCAACACACTTGGTCAGAACCTCAAGTCCCATTCGCTGCAAATTATCCATACAACCACGTTAGAGAATCTGAGAGTGGTCACATAGAAGAATGGGATGATACTCCCGGAAGAGAGAGACTTCACAAAAGACATAGGTCTGGTACATTTGAAGAGATACATCCTGATGGAAAGAAAGTTACTAAAGTTGTAAGTGATAATTACTCTATTGTATTAGGAAGTGAATATATCCATATTAAGGATACAAAGTCAGGTGATGGAAATCTGAATATAACTGTTGATGGTGTTGCACACATACTAGTTAAGGATTCTGTTTATTTAGAAGTAGAAGGAGACCTAAACGAAAGGATACATGGAAACTGGAATCTAGAAGTAATGGGTAATGTCGATTGGACTTTTGGTAGTGTTACTAACCCAGACAGTGGTAGCTGGACTATAAAACAAACTGGTAATTTAATATCTACTATCCAAGGTAAATCTCATAATGAGATTGCTAAAACATTCCACCAGAAATCTGGACTGGACACCACTATTATTGGTGGCCCTAATATTCATCTTAATCCTTAGGAGTATGTAATGAGTGAAGAC